TTCTGTTCTTCTGTCGTTTCGGCCCAGTATGCGAAACCTTTGAGACAATCATAACGGTCGTAGTACCAAGTCAGCTTAGCCATTGCGGCGCCTAGTCTGTACCATGGATTATCAAAATCGTTCATTACTTAACTCCGAATGTGTTCAATGCTGGTTGCAATGTGTTAATCAATTCTGTCTCACGTGCGTGTGCGGGACGCTTGCCACGCACAACTTCAACAACGCCGAATACAAAACGCTCGGCACCATTTTGACGCAATGCACGAGACAAGCCCCAATCTTTGTTCTCAGCGAGGGCACGTTGCATGTGCTTTTGCATACGGCGATTCAATGTCTTACGCAAGTTACCTGCAAAGCAAACAGCAGTCAAACCAATGTAGTACTCAAGTGTTACTTTATCTTGGATAAAGTAAATGACTTGATTGCGGTCTGTTCTACGTTTACGTGTGATTTTCGAGTTCATGTAAGTATTATATGCCCAAAACGATTATTTGTCAACCGAAATTTTGTAACACTTTAGTAACATATTCGTCACTACTATCACCCAAGTCCTTTTCTTCAGTGAAAAGTACTACATCTCCGAACTTTGCTAACTTACGACCCGCGGCATCATTGTCACAAACGGCTACTACTTTTCTATTAAGACAAGTAAGCCAGTTACGCAAGTCGGGACTAGGGTTGTTAGACAGTACCGCTAACGCACTAAATCCACGCTGAGTGAGTCGGGCCGCATCGAACAGACCCTCACACACAAACACAACGTGGGGGCTTAAATCCAGGCTTTCAACGCCCCAAACCGCTAGTGTAGGAGTCTTTCTGTATGTGAAATACTTGCCTAGCTTGGGATTGTTGTTGGGCTTCTTGTCACCCTCAGGGCGATACTGTTGATAACCGCAGAGTTGACCGCTGAGGTTATATAAGTAAAAAGTAGCAACACGTTCAACTTCATCGACCATTGGACGATGTAAGTCTACGTCAAGGTGACGACTTTTGAGGTGCTCTAATACTGTGTTCATGCCTCAATTATAAACCCAAACTGATTATTAGTCAAGTTTGGGTTGTAGTAGTTTAGTTTACTTTGCGGTAATCTGCACGATAGTAGCAGTCAGGGTCACCTGGGTCTTTGTTGTACTCTGCGACAAAAGCCTTTGCTTCGTCTTCATTGTCAAAGAACTTAGTTCCCATATCACGTTGACCGTAGCCTCGTTCGTATTCAGTCATAGAAACTTTATACAGACCATTTACTTTAACTTCTGCCATTTGCTACTCCTTCTATCTAGTGAAGTTTCAGTATATAGCAAGTTGGATTATTTGTCAAGTTTTATTATGTAATTGTAACGCTTGTGCAAACACTGAATCTTGCTTCAACCTCACATCTACTTCCCAGGGCAAGTTCATGTATTCTTCATACGTGAAATTCTCAGGGGTTACGTCAGTGTACTTTACCCCATGCCAGCTACATATACCATGTCTATCAATTTTAAGATATCCCTTAAATTTTTGATGCACGTGAATCAATTCATGCGTCAAAATCTTTGGAACATCTTGCAAAGGTAAGTGTAGATTGATTGCTAGTCTATTCATCCTCACTCTATCAATACCACCATGCACATTCTTATCCATATGTTGTAGACATACTTCGATAGTTTCGGGAAGTTCTATCACTTGTGCTACAAGTTTGGTAAAAGAGGATATGATTACCTCATAGTCCTCTTGTCTCGGGGTTTTGTTGTAAAAGATTTGTACGTTCATTTACGAATGTATTCGTAATTAACAGTATCAGTGTTTTCACGAAATACGCAAGCACCGTTCTTCATGTGAAAACGTCTTGCTAGTTCAGTCTTTGGGCTTAGTGTAACAAAACGATTGACTGTAGGGTGTAATTGTGTGATTTCTTCCACTGCTCTTGTTAACAACTCTCTGCCAGCGCCGGGCTTGTAACTCCAGATAGTGTAGAACACTGCTGTTGTAGGCACTTCTGTGACTTTTTCTAAGTCTTGGACTGACTCAGGAACAAAGTCATGGAAACTAACGCACACCATTGCTGATGGTTTGTCTTCTTGTGCTAGTGCTACTACTGTTCTTCCGTTACTTACGCGGAACTCAGTAGGGATATCAGGACGAACGGGGTCGTCTTTGATGAATTGTAATAATTGGTGTGTGGGATTGGTGATGATTGTCAACATGGCTCGCTACTTTAAAAATGTATTTATGCCAGGCTGCAAAAAAGTCGTATATTATGCGTTGTAGATTTTCTTCAAACTCTGTTCAACAATACGCTGGCGTTCTTGTTTTGTCTTAGCACCTAACACAGTTATATTATACAGCTTATCGTTAGACATTACAAGCATTGTGATACAAAAACCGGCTGCTCTGGTAAAACCTGTTTTGATTGTAACGATACCTTCACGACCAAAGAAGTTACTCGTTGGATGTGCTGTAATCTTACGCTCACCTTCACGTGTAACCTTCTGTCTGTTCTTATATTTCTTAACAGTCTTTACACCTTCAGCGTTTGCATTGACTTCTTTCTGAGTCCTTGCGGCAGATTGTACTTGCTTGAACTCACTAACTGCTTTAGTCAATGCAACGATGTCCGTGATACTTGAATAGTTCATGGGGCTTAGACCAGTTGGCTCGACAAAGCCAGTATGAAACATCTTTAGTTCATCAGCATGTTTGTTCATTTGATAGACAAAGTAGTTCATGCCACCTGGATAGTTCTCTCCTAAAGTAATCGCGGCAATGTTGTCGCTGGACACTAGAGCAAGGTCAATTAGTTCTCTACGTGTTAAGCGCATTCCTTTTTGTAACTTGGTATTAGGGGTACGTTGACTACGTACAGTGAGTTTTTCATCCAAGTCTTGGTCTGCTTTTAATACAGTATAGATAGTCATTAGTTTACTGATACTAGCAATGCTTTTCTCAGTGTCGGCTAAAGAACCGGTAATGACTTGATTATTAGTTACGTTGTAGACTACTGTTTCAGTCTTAGCAAAAGCCAAGAAAGGTAGTAGCGTCAACAATAGAATAATTTTACGCATCAGATATTTATTATATCTGAAACCAGCGTCATTGTACAGAAGTATGGAAGTATAGCCAAAAAAATAGACCCCGAAGGGTCTAAAAGTTCTATTATACTCGCTTAACCATATCGTTCAATCGGTCAATCTCGTTCGCAGCTTCATCTAGTAAGTCAGCAATGCGGTCGGGCTTGCCTTCTTCTACTGACTTACGACCTTGAATCTGTCGTCTAATCTCTGCCCTCTTGCGAAGGCGAAAGACTAGACTTTGTTCAGAGACAGGCAAATGACTTTCATCAATCATACTGTCTCCATGTAGTTACGCACCCAAGCTAAACGAGCTTGCTCATCCATAGCTGTATACTCAACAATGTTTGCACGAATAGCGTCTACCAGTGGGTAGTACTCTTCGTCCAAGTTCTTCTTGATATCAGCTTGCATGTTTACTAACTTGTCAGTGCGAGGGTTACGTGCTACCCACTTGCTAGTCAAGTAGTACGGACTCTTGATTTTAGCACTACGACCGTCTTCTGTGTAGAATACGAAACCTTCGTGCTTACATTCTTTAGCCAATACTTTCAACTCTGCCATAGTAGCTACGATTGAGATTGGTAAATGACACTTCAACAAACTTGACATTTCTGCCAGTGTTAGATAGTCATAGCCAACCTTAGAGTCCCAAGTCTTTTCACGATAACCTAAGATATACATGCCTGGCTTTTCAACGATGATGTGTGGGTCACTTGGATGCACACATTCAAACATGAAAGTTAGGTCTTGACATTCACGATTACCCAAAGCCATTTCCCAGTCACAGAAAGGCATGTGTGTTTCCATCATTTCCTTTGCGTACTCTACATAATCGTTTTCAGTAGAACCAGTAGTTGAAATTAACAACTTACCACGATGGCATGTTAGTGCCACCATGAAACCGTTTACCTTGCGATAACTAGTTACTTGGGTGTCGTCTGACAATACAGGAGCCTTTGATTCGATACCGTAGTTGTAAATCTTAGTGAATGGACGTGAAACGATGTTGAACTCTGCGTCCACGATAGTACCACGACATTCTTCTAAGTAGTCATTCCACAAGTTGTCAAAGAAAACTGCCTTCTTGTACTTCAACACAAAGAAACCGTCGCCAGCACTACGCATTGAAACCAACTTTGAGTTTTCTTCTACAAACTTCTTTAACTCTTCCTTAAACATACAATATTTCCTTGAAGCCTTCATCTAGTGTCGGCATTTGAAAACCACGAATCATTTGAACCATCACGTGTGATGGAATATTCTTACCCGGACGTGATGCCAATCGTTCTTTCAACACAACCAATTCAGGTGTCTTGAACACAACAGCAACATGGTCATAGTCTGGCAACATGTTAAACTTCTTTCGGCGTGAGCCAATAGTAGTAGATGTTTGGTCCCAGATAATGTCCTTGCCTGCTTCTCGGGCTCGAACAACTTTTTCAGCCATCAACTTTACAGCAGTTGGCATGTAGTCGTCAAACACTTCTGAGTAGGTAGAGCCAACTTCTTTCGCATAGTCTTCTACAAATTCATCAGTACTGACAACAACACAGTCCTTAGACCAGTCTTGCAACTTGATCCAAGTACTCTTGCCTGATGCCGGTACACCTACTAATTGATAACACTTTGCCATAACTTACTCCTTAGTGGTGAGACTTAATCTCACCCTTCAATGCGTCAGCAATCATGTCATCCATGTTACTAACTACTCGACCTGTTGCGTCAAAAGCTACATCACGGGCACGATACTTTTCCATGCCAGTCTTTGCACCATGTACATGACCGTAGAAGTGAACACTGCCACGATGCATTTGGT